ACTCTGCCGACTCTTATTACCGATAACGACCGTAGCACCGGCAAGAATATCTATACCAAAATTGCTACCACTTACCAAGGTCTTGGTGCTCGTGGTGTAAACAACTTGGCGAGCAAACTGCTGATTGCTTTGCTACCTCCTAACCAAGCTTTCTTCCGTCTCTCTGTAGACGATATGAAGCTAAAGCGGGAGCTGGAAAACTACAAAGAACTTCAATCAGAGTTTGACCAGCAACTGGCTTTGATGGAACGTTCCGTCATGCGGGACATTGAGGAGTCAGGGGATCGTACGGCACTGTTCGAAGCCCTCAAGCACCTTATTATTGGCGGCAACGCGCTCCTCTATGTTTCCGAAAATGGTACCCGGGTATATCCACTCAAATCGTTTGTACTCAATCGTGATCCTGAAGGAAACATTCTTGAGGTTGTTGTCCGCGAAGAAGTTAATCCTGAAGTTCTTCCAGACGGTGTTGCCCCTAAAAAGACTGAAGGCGGGTTTGTAGACAAAACTGTTTTCCTGTACACCTACGTCAAATGGGACTACGAAGCTGACCGTTGTACTTGGCAACAAGAGGCTTACAACAAGCCCATTGGGAAGAAAGGATCTGTTCCTATTGATAAGAGTCCTTGGATTCCTCTACGGATGTTCCGTGTGGCTCATGAGGCCTATGGACGTGGCTATTGCGAAGAGCTCCTTGGAGACCTGAAGAGCCTTGAGTACCTCAGCAAAGCCATCGTTGAAGGCTCTGCAGCAGCAGCCAAAATCATCTTCCTGTGCAATCCAAACGGCACGACTCGTCCTGATGCTCTTGCTCGGGCTGCCAATGGATCAATTGTGGCAGGTAATCCAAATGATGTGGCTCCTCTGCAAATGCAGAAGCAAGCAGATCTCACGGTTGCTCTCAACACCATTGCACGGATCGAGCAACGTCTGAGCTTTGCGTTCCTGCTGAACAGTGCCATCCAAGCTGGTACGAGTGGTCGGGACCGTGTGACAGCCGAAGAGATACGAATGGTTGCACAGGAGCTTGAAGCCGGTCTGGGCGGCATATACTCCATCCTCAGCGTTGAGCTTCAGCTGCCTCTTGTGAACCGCAAGATGGCTTTGATGGAGCGCCAAGGCCGCCTACCCAAGCTTCCCAAGGACATTGTTAAACCTCAGATCACCACTGGTCTTGACGCCCTCGGTCGCGGTAACGACAAAGCGAAACTTATTGAGTTCCTCCAGACCATTGCAGGTACTCTCGGTCCAGAAGTCTTGGCACGGTTTGTTAATAGCCGAGAACTTATTACTCGTCTTGCCGCTTCTGATGGCCTTGATACCTACAAACTTATCAAGAGTGACGAGGATCTTATGGCGGAAGAACAACAGCAAGCTATGATGATGCAGCAACAAATGGCTTCGCAAGATCCAAACAACGATCCTGCTAAACAAGCCGCACTAGTTAAAGCTCAAAATGACTCAATCCGGGCAAGTCAAGAAATCGCTGGCGGTGGAGCCGGTCTCTGAAGTAGTAGAAGCTCCTAAAAAGGAAGCTCCTAAAACCAAGATGGATGCTCTTATCGAAGAGCTCAAGAGCAAAAAGCCAGATGTTTACGATCAGTACGTTGCTGCTGCTAAGGCAAAACGTCCTGTTTGGATCTATCCTGATCTGACCGTTCGCATTGGTTGATCATGGAAGTCGTCGCTGACAACTTTTTGTCACAAGAGACTGGCCCTTACAGTGAGCAAGATCTTCAAGCACTGCAAGAGGCTGAGCAACTCGAGCAACAGCAGCTTCAAGACGAGCTGATTGGTGGCAAATTCAAAAGTCCTGATGACTTGTTGAAGGCTTATCAAGAGCTTGAAAAGAAGTTGAGTAGCCGTAATGGTTACGACAAAACCGATGAAGATGCTTCTGAAGAGGCTACTGATGACCAAGACGAAGAACCTGTTGTTCTGTCTCAAGAAGACGAACTGACGATTCTTGAAAGCATTGGTGGTCAGCAGAATTTTGAAGCTGCTCAAACTTGGGCTCGAGAAACTCTTGATGCTGATGAGCTTGAGGCATACAACCGTGAAGTCAATAGCGGTGATTTTTACCGAGCTCGTAACGCTTTGCAGTCTTTGTACTTTGCATATCAAGACAGTTCTGGTTTTGAGCCTGATCTGATTGGTGGGAAACTCTCTGGTAATAGCAGTGATGTATTCCGTTCAAGCCAAGAAGTGATGGCTGCTATGAACGATCCTCGCTACTTGCAGGACTCTGCATACACCCAAGATGTCCAAGATAAATTGCTTCGCAGCGATGTTCTTGGTCCTAGGGGTTAATATTTGATTAGCGAACGTAAACATTGTTGCCGCTGAGGCGATAACAACAGTGCGAAGCGAGCGCGTTAAACATTCCTACCTACTAACTAACGATGCCTGACTTTGCATCTCTTAGCCGGTTGGGTGGACTTAATGGCGTTCAATACAACGCTGGTTCCGCCTCCGGTAACTATGAAAAGGAAAACGCTAATTTCCTTAAAATCTTCAGTGGTGAAGTTCTGACCACGTTCAACCGTGAGACGATCTTCAAAGATCTGACCATGAAGCGCTCGATCTCTTCGGGCAAATCGGCCAGCTTCCCGATCACGGGCCGCTTTACTAGCCGCTACCACCGTCCTGGTGACTTCATCACCGGTCAGGGTAACAAGGGCATGATCGGCGAAAAGATCATCACCATCGATGACCTGCTGATCGCTGATGCTTCGATCTATGACCTGGATGAAGCCAAGCTTCACTGGGATGTTCGCAGCATCTATTCAACAGAATTGGGCAGGGCTCTTGCTCGGGCCTATGACCAGCGTCTTGCTCGCACCCTTCTGACTGCTTCTGAGTCTGACGGTCGTGTGAAGGATTGGGAGTCCCGCAACTTCCAAATCGCTGGTGGTACTTACGCCTCCGCTTCTTCCGGTGTTGTCACCCTGAGCGCTAACTTCGCTACCGCTGAGCTGGGTCTCTGGGCAGTGGGTGAAGTTGTGTATGGTGAGACCTCCGGTGCTTACGGTGTGATCACCACTGCTCCTACCAACGGCGCAGCTACTTTCGGTCTGAACCCCCTGGGTGCTATTGGTTCTGGTTCTGATGCCACCTTCACTGTTGGCGAGCGTCTGTTCACCCTGAACAAGATGCCTGGTGGTACTTCCTTCTCTGGTATCGACCTGAACGCTGCTGCTGACCGTAACGCTCGCGGCGATCTGATCGTTGAGAACCTGTTCAAGGCTTGCCAAGCTCTGGACGAGAAGGATGCTCCTAAGGAAGGCCGTGTGTGCGTCCTGAGCCCTGGTGCTTACTACGACGTGCTGAACAGCGACCGTGCCATCAACACCGATTGGAACGGTGGTGGCGGTTCTAACGGTGCTATCTACCAGAACCGTGTTGCTTCTGTGGCTGGCTTCCGCCTGCTGACCAGCAACCACCTCGGTATCAACAGCTACACCAACGGTCAAACCTATGTGGGTCTGAGCAATCAGTCTGCTGTGACCCGTGGTGAGCGTCCTAACTACATCAACGGTAAGGACGGTTCTGACGGTGCGGCTGCTGCTGGTACCTACGACTACTACCAAGATGAGCAGGGTAACACCTCCTCTATCGCCAACTGCTTCGGCCTCTGCTTCACCAAGGAAGCTGTGGGTACTGTGTCTCTGAAGGACGTGTCCATGCAGATGACCGGTTCCGAGTACAAGGCCATGACTCAGAGCACCATGATGGTTGCTAGCTATGCCGTGGGTCACGGTGTGCTGCGTCCTGAGTGCTGCGTGAGCCTGCTGCACGACGGCAATCCCTATTGATAATTAGCTTCTAGTTAATTACCAATACAATGAGGGGAGGCAAATGCTTCCCCTTTTTCATTGCAATAATGGCAACTAGTAAACTCAGTGCAGTTAATACGCTTCTTGCCATTATTGGCGAGGCACCGATTAACAGCCTTAACCCACCGCTAACTGGTGACGCTAGTCTTGCAGAGCGCACCTTGGATGAAGTTAGTCGTGAAGTCCAAGGAGCAGGTTGGTCTTGGAACACGATGCTTTATGACTCCATTCCTTTGGATGCTTCTACAGGTCAATCCCAACTTCCTAGCAACACCCTTGCTGTCAGGTTTAATCCGCTTACCTACCCGTCACAAAGGTTTGTTCTTCGCGGTTTGCGGCTTTTTGATCGCGTTAAGAATACATACGATTTGAGAAGCAGCGTTGGCGTTTCTGTTACTGGGACCACTAGCGATCTTATTGCTGAAATTATTGAAGAATTGGATTGGGACAGCATTCCAGAAACTGGTCGTCGTTACATCATGATTCGTGCGGCACGGATGTTCTCAAATCGTGCTGTTACTTCAGCCAGTATTGAAAGCTATACGGCAGATGACGAACGGAACGCTTTGCAAATTTTGAAGCGTACCGAGGACATGGCGCAAAACTATAACTTCATCAGCGGCCCTGACGATATGTACGGCGGTCGTGTAGTTACTAACTTTGGTCCTGACATCCTGAGCCGCTAATGTCACGAGAACTTTTTAGCCAAATCATTGGCCCTCTCAACAAAGGCGTAAACCAGCAAGCAGATAGCTTTGTGCTACCTGGCTTTGCTAAAGCTTTGGATAACGGCGTCTGTGACCTTGTAGAGGGTCTTAAGAAGCGTCTAGGCTCTGTGCCAGTTAAGCGTATTGATACGCTCACCAAGAACGCTGGAGGTTTGACCCTTACCAATCCAATCAAGTGGGATGAGGCCTGGGTCTTTGTCTATAACCGAAGCAGTGATGAACGATTCATTCTGCTTGCTGTTGACGACAGTAGAACCGTTTCTCGTACGGGAAACATAACAAATGGGTCTGCAGTGGTTGCTTCTGTAAGCTCCATGACAGATTTGTTTGTAGGAGCTGGAGTAACTGGTAGTGGTATCCCTGCTGGTACCACCATTGTTGATATTGATACTGCTGGCTCTCGCATCACTCTCAGCAAAAATGCTACTGCTACGACAACTGGAGTCACGTTAACAATTGAATCCAGCTACACCTTTGTAACTGGTGTATCCAACGTTGAGCCTATTAGTGGCATTCTTCCTGAGGTAGTCCCTGTTGAACAGTCTTTTACAAACGTTACCTCCGCCAATCTTGAGTACCTTCGTGGATCTGGTCGGGCTCGTGATCGGTTTAGGGCTACGTCATTCCAGGATTACGTCTTTATTACAAACATCCAGAAAGAGATTACTTATGACGCTGCGGAGACGCTGACTCGTTACAACATTAGCAGTATCAGTTCTACCTATCGACCCACCAAAGCTCAAATCTGGATCAAACTAGTTGACTATGACACTGAGTACAACGTCAAAGTAGAACTTGATAATGGCGATGAAATTAGTGGTCATTATGTAACTCCTTCTTTGACCGATTCTTCTGGTAACGCAAACGTTGTCAGTTCTGCTGATATTGCTTCAAAACTAGTCAGTTATACCAACACAATCTCTGGTCAAACATCAATTGGTAGCAGCACTGTTTCCAACATCTCAGCTACTGACATTAAACAGGTTCACGGTGGTGAAACCATAAGTGGTACTGGTATCCCTGCTAGCACCTTTGTCGGAACTGTCGACACAACAGCGTTGACGCTAACTCTTGTCACTGAAGCTGGTGTTGCTGTTAACGCTACAGCTAACGGCACTACTACTTTGACTATTGGTCACGGTCTTGATCAAACTGATGTCCATAACGAGCTTACGTTTAGCGTTGAAGATTCTCAGATTCTGATTGGTCTTACCAGCGCTTCTCGATACATCAAGAGCATCGTTGCTTCTGACGCTCGAGGTAATACCCTCATGGCTGGTTTCTCTAATCAGGTGACCAGCATTACAGAGCTTCCTCCGTTCTCTTGGGAAGGCTATACGATCCTTGTGGCTCCTGACGGTTCTTCAGATCAAAGCTCGTACTACCTGACGTTTAACGCTGAAAACACCACCACTAACGGTACCTTTGCTCGTGGTGTTTGGGAAGAAGCTGCTGGTTGGGGTACTAGAGGTCAGTTTGATGACAACACAATGCCTCATTCCTTTGTTTACTACAGGAATGCAAACGGCCTTGTGCGCTTTACTTTCCAACCATTTAGTGGAAGTACATATACAGATGGTTCTGTTTCTTTCTCTATTCCAGGTTGGACTACTAGGCTTGCTGGTGATGAGGATGAATTACCAGGACCTTCTTTTACTAGCAACACAATTAACGACATTGTGTTCTTTAAAAACCGTCTTGGTTTCGTAAGTGGTGAAAACGTCATCCTGAGTGAAGCTGGAGACTATTACAACTTCTGGCAGCAGTCAGCCTTGCAAGTTGTCGACAGCGATCCTATTGACCTCACAGCAGTCAGTAACGACGTTGCTGTGTTGAACTATGCCCTTCAGCAGCAGGACGAACTTGTGCTGTTCTCAAACGAGAACCAGTTCCGTCTGTACTCTGGTGACAACGTTACGTTCTCTCCTGAGACAGCTTCTGTAGGCCGTATCAGCTCCATCAGTATGGAGCCCTATGTGAAGCCTGAACAGGTTGGACCTCAGGTTCTGTTCCCTGTTAAGGAAGGGGATTTCACTGGTTTCCATACGTTCATCACAACTGACCGTACTGTTGGTATCAACCTGGGACAGACAGCAGTTATTACAGAAACTGTTCCTAAGTACATCCCTAAGAACATTGATTCGCTGGCTGTAAGCCGTACAGACCAGTATCTGGTGGCTCTTAGCAAAGATGATCCCGATGCTCTGTATGTGTATCAGTTCTTCTGGGAGGCCTCTGGAGGCTCTCTAACCAATAGACAGAACGCTTGGCATCGCTGGTTGTTCCCCAATAAGAACATCTATTGGTGTGACTTTGTAGAAGGCACTCTTTTCAAGCTGGTCAGCTACAACAACAGCGGAACAACTGAGTACTACCTTGAGGGTCTTAACGCCTCTAGACCGCCTCAAGAAAGCAACGATCTGTTCCTGTTAGATCGTCAGTTGTCTAGTTCGATTACGACAGACCTCGGTGCTGTGACGTTCAGCTACAACGCTGGTACAAACAAAACCACAGTTAACCTTCCATACCGTACTGTTAACACAAGTCAATTCGCCATTATTAAAATTGACTCATCAGATGCCTCAGAGTCTGAGAAACGCTGGATCGTGGCTAATAATGTTCCGGCTGGTGTTACTAGTTTCGTTTGCGATAGCCTTGGGGATTTCTCGAGCAGCTCTTGGGTCTTTGGTGAGAAGTTTACGTTCACCTATCGACCGCCTCAGCTCATGCCTTACAGCAGAACAGCGACTGAAAACACTTTTATTGGCAATCGTACTGGTCGTTTGCAGCTGCGATATCTTGATGTTTATTACAGCGATGCAAGGTATTTCACCATTGAGGTGACTCCTAAATTTAGAGATACGGTTACCTATGAGTTTGACCGTAGGGACCCTCTAAACGGCAACATTGTCATCAGCGAGGAAGAGCCGTTTGAAGAGGCTAAATTTAGAGCGTATATCCAAAGCAAGAATGACCAAGTTACAGTGGAGCTAGTGAACGACAGCATAGACCAGGCTAAGTTCATCGCTCTTGAGTGGACTGGTCTGTACTTTGATGTAGCGAGGAAGTACGGCTAATGACCTTCTCAGGTGGCTCTAATTTTGACCTAAACCTTGATCTAGGTAAAACCCTAAACATTGCCCCGATTAACGCTCCAAGCTTTGTTCAACAAGCGTTTTCACCAGCGCTTGATATTGGATCTCTTGGGTTTACTCCTGGTCTTAACCTTGGCGCAAGTCTTGGCATTCCCCAGTTAAACGTTCCTGATTATTCAGGAATCTTTCAAACTCAAAATCAAAACATCTTTGGAGACGTTTTAAAGGGAATCTTAGAGCTGCCTTCCATCCTTTCAATTGGTAAAGGAGTCATGGATGCCACAGTTGCGACAGCGGCTTATAGGACTGCTGCTGCTGAAACTGAACGTCAAAACGCTGAAGCTCAACAGGCGTACTGGGCTCGCTATGCCGATCAAGTAGCTCAAAACTACAGAGATTATCAACAGCAGCTTGATACCTATTACAGAGATCTTGATTACGTTCAACGTCGTCGGGACTATGAAGCTCAACTAGAGAAACAGCAAGCTGAGTTTGTTGGTGCTACAGCTACTCAAGCTTTTAAAAACTTTGAGCGTCAGATTGCTGACCTTGAAGGACGCTTCTATGAAGAGGAAGCCAAAGAAACTGTAGAGATTGAAAACATTAGAGCTCAGTCCATCGCTGCTGCTAGTAAGGTCCAAGCCAAGGGTCAAGCTGGTCGTTCTGTTGAAAGGATGACGAATCAATATCATCAGCAGTACTTGGCTAACGTCAGCAACCGTCAAATTACAAGAAATTACAGGATTGCAGACAAGATTCGCCAAGGTGAAGCTTTGGATGTGGCGCGACAGAACACTGTTAATCAGGTTCAGTTCTACACTCCTCAGCCAATGGTTGATCCAGTTAAACCGCTGGCTCCGTTGCCGATCAACGCTATTCCACCTACGCCTGCCTCTGGTCCTTCTCAAACTGCGTTTACGATTGGTTTAACAAACATCGGACTTGAAGCTCTTAAGAACTACGAGTCCATGCAGCCTCCTAAGCCGACCCCTTCAACTCCTAATCAGCCATGACCAGTAGTTTTGGAATCTCTCCTCAACGTCAGATCCGTAATCTTGTAGCTGGTCCTAGGCAAGAAGCTGCTCCACCAGAACCTGCAAAACCTACTTACACTCCTAAACAGGTTGGTGGACAGCTGTATTACGGTGCGTCTTACCAGCCCAATACAGCTGCTACTCAAGCTATTGAAAGCATTCAAAGCTTCTTAAGCAAAGAAGGAGCTTTTGGACAGGCTTCTGCACAACTGTTTGAAAACTATAAAGAGCAAAAGCGTCAAGAAGCTACAAGGCTGTTGCAGCAGGAAGCGGCTGCTGTTCGAGACTCTCTTGAAAACGCAAAGGAAACCAAACAGCTTGAAAAGACAGGCAACGAAAACCTTGCTCGTCAAAATCGTATTAGCAACCCTTGGGTTAACTTCTTCTATTACGACACCAAAGCAACAAACGCTGGTAAGGAAGTCGGTGTAGGTCTTGCTGCTTGGGGTAAACAGAACGCTGAACGTATTGCTGAAATTGATAACCCCGCAGAACGTGCAGCAATTCTTGGTAACAAAGTAGAGGAACTGCTTCGTCCGTATTCAGACATTCCAGCTGCATTCAGAACAGCCAAGATTGATCCTCTTGTTAGTTCTGTCTTAGCTGATGTTAAAAAGGACGTAACTGTTAAAACCTTTGAACGAGCAGAGCGCACTGATCAAAACATTGCTGCTCAGAAATTCTTAGGCAATATCAAACTTGGTGCTCAGTTTGTAAAAGGGTCTTATGGAAATGAGACTGGTACTAGGTTTGGTGAACAAAGCCTTCAGAACGGTTACAACGAAGCCTATAACTATTACGTCGTAACTCGAGGTTATTCCGAAAAAGCGTTTCACGAGCTGTTGTTCCGTGAAGCTCCAAATCTGTTTATTGATGTAAACAAAGATGGCTATAACGATCTTGGAGAAACGTTTAGCTATTTAAACTACGTCAAAGCTTGGCAAAACATCAAAACTGCAGATGGTCAGTCAATCCTTGATCTGCGTAACGCAAAAGGAGAGACGTTCCGACAAGCGCTTGAAGCAGGTGCTATTCAAGCCGTAAAAGCTCAAGAAGTTTTTGAAGGTTCTATTGAAAGAAGTGTTCAGCGTGCTCAGCGTCAGTGGAAAAGGGATTTCAACGATCAAGCCAATCAGTTCTACGCTCAGTTTCCCAATCCTTCAGATCAACAAATTACAGATCAACGAAGCACTCTTAAATCTCGTAATCGTCAGCTAGCTGCTGAAGGGCTTCTTCCTGAAGGTATGTCAGTTGCTGATGCTGATGATCTGGTGGATAAAGCGTATCCGTTCCAAACCAAAAAAGACCTTAGCCCTGCCGCTGAACAGCTTTTAAAAGAAGAAATAGAAGATCTAGCAGCTCAAGGTGTTACTGAAATGCCTGCTGATCTTGCTGCTCGAATCGAAGGCACTACTGTGATGGCTTATGCCATTAATAAGTTTGGAGATGCTGCTCGCGCTGCTGCTAACCCAGACACTAGTAAAGCTCGTAATTCAATCCTTAGTGACCTTGTAAAAGGTCTTGAAGGTAGCTTTATGGCTGATGAGCAAATGAGGCTTGTCGGTTCTGAAGGACAAGTTGGGCAGCAAAAGAAAGCCCTTCTTAAGCAAGCTGTTATTCTTGCTGGTCAACGTCTTAAAGCTGAAGGTAGTAAGTACATCAACAACAAGATCTACGAAGCTCGGATGCGTGGTGAGGATGTTAAAGATCCTCTTGTACAACTGAGGATTCTTGAAGACGCCAGAAAGTACTTCTACACCCAACCTCAGTACAACGACGTTGATTCGTACTACAACATTACTGATCAAATCGGTAAGCCAAACGTCTCTGGGCCGCGTCTAGGTACCTCTAAAAAGCTTTCTGATGGCCGTTGGGAGATCAACATTAACGACGTTGATAACCGAGCTACTTGGGCAACGTTGGCTAGACCGTATCTCAACACACCAGCCAAAGCTCGTGATTATCTAAACAACAACTTTGTGTTCAATCAAACAGAGCTTAATGAAATCAACAAAGCCCTGATCACTGGCGATACATCTGCTTTGAGTGCTGGTACTCGTCGCAGCATTGCAAACGTTCAAGGAGCTTTTGGTAACAAACTGACAGCAGCTGAAATTGTTAAACAGCAATCAGCTCGTTTTGGTGTGATGACTAGGCCTGAGTTCTCTAAGAACGCTCAGCTCATTCAAACTGCTGTTAAAGCTCCTGTAGCTGGCACTGGGACGGCTCCTAGGGATATGCAGCTGTATGTGTATAACTTCCACCACTCTCACTCTCCTAACCGTTCTGTTGATTTTCAAGTTGAACGAGGTAACAAAGCTCAAACAGCTAACCCTCTTCCTAGCCCTATGAGTGGCCGTGTGGTTTACTCAGGACCTGTCCAAGGTTTTGGCAATACGGTAGTTATTGAAGCCACTTCAAATGGTCCTGGTTATCGTGCTGGGGATCGTCTGCTGTTGGGTCACGCTGCTCAATTGTTGGTTCGTAACGGTCAAACAATTAATCGTGGTCAAAACATTTTGATTGCTGGCGATCAAAGTGCGACTAACAGTGTTCCTGGTCGCTCTACTACAGGCACTGGTACCCCTGGTCACCTTCATAGCCAACTGTTTAAGCCTGGTAAGGGTTTCCCCAGTCGCGTTGATCAGTACATTCAAGAACGTCAAAACGAATTCTTCCGTAAATCGTTCTATCCCCTGTTCCGTGCAGTTAGCGATCCGAACCGTCGCTAGTGTGTTTTCTAGATATATCCGTTAGTTTGGAGGAAGCGCCGTAGCTTTCTCTTAAAGATGCCCTACGTTCCCCTTCGTAACGGTCAAACAGAATTCGTAGCTGATCCTGGTCAAGCAGAACAAAGATACCAACAGGAATGGGGTAGCCAACCTACTCAACAAGTAGCTGCTGCTCCTTCAAAACCCGCTGCAAAACCTAAGCCTCAACCTAAGCGTGGTTTTGATCTAGGTCAGTTTGTTAAAGAAAAAGGTTCTGACATCCTGCAATCTCATCCAGTTATTCAGCTGATTAAAGCTGCTGGACGGGTTCCTATTCCGTTTGCTGGTGGCACTACTGTCGGTCAAGAAGCCCCTCGTATTGCTGCAGAAGCTGGCCGTTTGATGGTCAACGCTCCTATTGCTGCAGCTCAGCAACTAGAAGCTGTAACTCGTGGTGCTGCTCCTGCTGGACAGCTTGGTGGCCCTATGACCACTGGTTCTTTGGAGCTGGATAAGCAAAAGGAACAGCAAAGGATTAAGAGCGCTCAAGCGGCCTCTGAGGCCCTTAGAAAGACCGCTAGGGACCCTGAAGGATTTAGCTACGGTATTCGCCCTAACGTCCCTGTTCTCGGCCCTCTGTTTAGTGAAGACAGCGAGTTTGTAAAGCAAAACATCAAACCAAAGACCTGGGGTGGTCAACTGGCTGCTGGTGTCTTTGCTTCTGTTGCTGGTGATAAAGGCGTCAGTAAGCTGCTTCAAGCCCCTTCGATGGTCGGTAAGACTGTCCAAACTGCAGACAAACTGGTTGATGTTTGGAAATCTGCTGATATTCGAAAAGGTACTGAAGTTGTTGCTCGTTTCTTGGTTCAAGACGTTATCCCTAACGCAATCCAAGATGCAATGTTCTTTATGCCCACTGCTCCTGCTGCTATTCAAAAGCAGTTGGATGAAGTGCAGAAACTTCGTACTCCTGAACAACGTATCGCTGCTGCTCAAGTTCTGAGGGCTACAAGCGATTCAGAGTTCGATTACTACTACGAACAGCTTAAAAACGCTGCTGCAGGTACAGCCACCCTTGGAGTGCTTCGAGGGGCGTTCTGGGCTGCTAATAGGGCTCTTAGAAAAGCAACAGCTAACGTACCGGCTAAGCAGGCCTTTGAGGACGCTGCTGCAGAAGCTGAGCCCATGATGCGTCAAAGCATCGAAGCTGAGGGACTCCAACGTGCCAATGAACTTCGTGAACAAAGGCTTGGAGACATCAACTCTCAGCTGTATCGCAAGATCGAAGAGAACGTTGCTGACATTGCTCGTAACGGTCGTGCTGGTGCTGAATCGTTCCTAAGCAAGCGTCAAGAACTGTTGCCTGAAACTGAGGACGCCATTGCTCGCCTTCAAGGTGCTCCTGATCTGACCCCTCAGCTGCAGCAAGTTGATACTGATATTACTTCTCTTCAAAAGATTCTTGGCGTAAATAGCAAAGAGAGCTTGATGAAGAAAAGCTCCATGATTCAAGAGCGTCTTGCTGGCTATGAAGCTGCAATCGCTAAGGATCCTGATTGGCTCTTGAAAAGCACTGGTACTGGTAAAAAGGCCAGTAAGAACAGCTCAAAACTTCGTAAAGCTACTGAGCTTGCTGATCAAATCAAACTTCTGGAAGACCTGTATCTACAGAAGGGTGAGTTTGAAAACGCAAATCTTGAGCGGTTGGCACGAGAAAGCGAGCTGGAGCGTCTGACTGCAGACACCATGACGGCTTCTCTTGGGTTCCGTAACAGCTTGAACGATGCTCGGATCTTGATTAACGCTCTTGATGAGCTGGATTCACAACGTATTCAACTGCTGGAAAGCCGTAACTCTCAATTGTTTGCAGAGAACCGTCTCGATGAGATGGACTTTGATTACAGGATTCAAGATGCTTACGGTGAGGCCTACGGAGAGCTCAAAGACCTTCTGAATGCTGCTGAAGCTGCTGTAGCTACTGGCAACCTGAACGAAGAGTTCATTCGTACCTTTGTTCAGCGTACTGATGCCATTCACAACAAAGTCATTGAAAACGGTGGCCTAGCTCCTATTACCCCTGAGATTCCTGCTGAAGGGATTGATCTACCTACTACAACTCAAGCAGAAGAAGCTATTGATCCTCAGCTTCAGCTACCTCGAGATCCTTCTCCTATCTCTACCTCAGTGCCTGTCACCAAGACTGATGAGGGAGAGATTGTCATTGATGCCAACGCCCTGGCTGAACGTGAAGCTATCCAAGCTCCTCAAATTGATGAGGTGTCTGGCTCCTTCTCTGATCTGATTAAAGAGACCAACAAAGCTCTTCAACAGAATCTTGATCCAACTGAAACCAAAGAGACTCTGAATGATTTCATCAATAACTTCAACAAGATCATCACTAAACAAGGTGAGCTAGTTGTTGATGACATTCGTAACGGGACTGATCTTGCAGAAAATGCAACCAAGATCTACAGCACTAACGCGGTTAAGTATGTAAGTTCTTTTGAAAACGCTGCAGTGGTCAAAGCTGCCGTGGATTCTCTTGATGGACGTAAAGCAATCCTGCCTCAGCAATATGGAATTGCAATTAGAAAACTTGCACCATTAATTGGTCAAAATTCGATTGCTCAAAAACTTGCACTTTTAGCTGAGTCCGAAAAGTTTGGTAAAGACATTCAAAAGAATTTGAACAAAATTATCGCTCCTGTAGCAATGCTGGATGACAGCGCTACAGCTGCTCTACGCGACGCTCGTAATCTTCGTCAAATTATTCGTGGTGAAGAGATCGAAGGATTAGATCGTGACCAAGCTTTGGCTTTGGCGTCTAACAGCTACAAGGTCCTTATGGCAAACGCTAAAGCTATTAGCGAGCAGTTCTATGGCGTTGGTAACGCTTTGAGACTGTTTGATCGTCGTAACCGCCTTGGCTTTGCTACTCAAGATCCCAAAGCGCTGTTTAGCGAATTCAACCAGCAGCTTGCAGCAATGGGTGATAGTAACGAGTTTGCTGACAGCCTGTCTAAAGCAGCTAAGAACGCTAAGGAGGAAATGGATCAAACCATTGGTCAGTTCTTTAAAAAGGTTGAAAACGGTGAAGAACTGACTAATGAAGAGTTTGAAGGGTTTGAAGAACTGATTGAAAAGGTTTATCAAACCAAAGGTGATTTTGAAAAAGTTAAACAGCTTGAAGTAACTGGCGATGCTGTTCTTGCTCGATTGCAAGTTGGTTCTCCGCTTTCCAACCCAGCAATGATTGCTTCTATTCCCATCCAAGCTGTACCAGAAACAGCAGCTCAGTTGATGGGAATGTCTGCCGCTGGATACACCAACGCTCTTGGCAAGTTTATTACTGGTCGTACTGCTGCATCTGCTGAAGATCTTGCAGAAGCTAAGTGGGCTACACAAACGCTTCTTCAATTTCGTTTTGTAATAGGTGAAGCTTTAGAAGCCACCTATAACCGCTTTGTGTATGGTCGGTCTTTGACAGATCCTACGCAAGCTGCAAACGCTGCTTATGACCTCTCTCGTAACTCTGGTCTTCGTCGTGAAGAGGCTATTACTCAAGATCTAGCAGCTACTCGTGTTCAAGTTCCGTTCTTTAACTATGTTCTTGAAAAGAGCGAAGAAAACGAAAAACTGTTTGATGTAATCAACAAAAGTCGTGTGATGACAAAAGTCTTCCACGATTACTTTATGCCTGGTGAAGCTTGGAGCAAGCGAAGCTTTATTGGTAAAACAATTGGCCTTCCTACCACCGCTATGCGTGGCCTTGGTATTGGTAAAGAAAGCTACTACCCAGGTGGTGAAGATGTAAACCTTACGCTTTTCAATCAGCTTTCTGCAACCGCTGACGAGTTCTCTACTGCTTTGTTTGCTAATTCTTCAGTACGAGCTCGAGCTGTTTTGGATGTAGAAGAACAAATTGCTGCTGGTCTTTTAAATCAGGCTGATCGGGCTTCTGCTATTGCAGAACGTCTTAATAAAGATATGTCTGATATGTATAAACCAATCAAAGTTGGTTTTGATCAAAAGACTATTGGTTATTCAGTTCTTGATAATCAAATCCTTGAGTTGACCAGAGCTGTAAACCTGACTGAAGAACTTACAGGACCTCTTGGACTTATTACGGACGGCATTAACACTTGGCGTCAAAGTAAATTCCCTCCACTTGCAATCTTTGCTCGTGACATCTTTCCAATCATTACTTCACCAGTAAACGGCATTAAACGTGCCGTAATGATTGCATACGGTGGTGAGATCGCTCAAGCATCTACTGATGTTGTTCGAGCTGGTCTTTCTACTGGTATGAAAAACCTACCAGAGCAGGTAACTAAGATCCTTCCAGCTGAATGGCGTAAGAGCATTATTGATTTTGAAAGCAAATATATGAGTAGTGATCCAAAGCAACGGATTGCTGCTCAAGGCGCTCTTGCTCTTTCTGTTGGTATTAATAGCCTTGCGTTCTTCTTGACAAGAGATGGTAATCAAGACATTACTGGTGGTCTTGAGAACTCCTATCGAGAAGCTGAAGGTGGCGTAGATCAGTTCACTTGGAAAATTGGTGATCGACGTTATCCTTATCGCAACATTCCTTTGCTTGGTAACGTTCTTGCGTTCCACGCCACAATTAGGGATCTTCAAGAGTTTGCTCCTGGTAAAGACACTTCAGCTTTGACTGCCTTAGCTGCTGCTTCTCTCGCAAACGTAATTCTTGACACTCCGTCTATTGCTGGTTTTGACAAGATCCTTACGGCTGTCAACACAGCACAAAACGGTGATGTAAGCCGTTTGCAAAAACTACTGGCTGATGGTGTAGCTAAAGCTGGTGATCCGTTCCTCAACCTTCGTAAAGTCATTACGCAAGGTATTGATCCAAGAAAACCAGCTTCTCCTATTAGCCGGTTTGCAGGTTCTAAGTTCTACAGCCGTGGCAAGGTTGGTGAAAAGGGTGTGACGCTTTCTGACTTTGTTAACAGTCTCAGTGACACAGCTTTTGGAACTTTTGGTATTGCTGCTGAATATCAGCCAATAGGTGTTTTGACTGACGCTCTTATTTCTCGCATTAGTCAGGACCCTGAGTACCGTGCAGCCTCTCGTAAGGCTCTGTGGTACGGCAAACCAGGAGAAACGATCAAAGCTAACAACGCTGGTGTTTGGTACCCCATACAAGCTGTTCTGGGGCGTTACTGGGGCTTCCCGGACAAGCTTGAAGATCCTGTGTACAAGGAAATGGTTTACAACCTCGTCTCTCCACCTCGTAAAACCCTTTACCACTCAGATGGTGTAGGTATTAACGACACTGTGTTAAACGACTTCAATCACTTTCTTAACCAAGAGTTTTCGTTCTATGAAAACGGTAAATCTTACAAAGGTATTTATCCGTACCTAAAAGATCTCGTTACCAGCAAAAATTACACTCAGTATCCTGGTGTCGATAGCCCATTTAAGATGGGTCCGTTTGGTTTAGTTCAAGATGCAAACTGGAACCGAGAAGACAACGTAAGAAGTGTGATTCTTAAAAACGAAGTAAGTAAACTTATAGGTATTGCTAAGGAGCAATTTTTAATGGGAGACCTACCCGGTCAACGCTACAAAGCACCACCAGAAATGAAACAGATGATTCTTACCAACCGCATGACCGGAGGTCCTAAGTAATGGCTTACGCATCTATTACCTATACCAGTGCATCTGGTACCACGTTTGCTCTGACCAACAGCGAAGGCGATCCAATTCCGTATCTGCGTCAAGCTGACATTACCGTTACTGTTAACGGAACTGTTCTGACTCAAGGTACTGGTTACACCTTTAACGCCGCTGGTACTGCCATTGTTTTGGCTAGCGCTGTAAGCGGTGCAACAGTCATCATCAGCCGTTCAACCAGCATCGCTGATGCAACTGTGGTTTATACCGCAGGCTCTACCCTCACAGCTCAAGATCTTAATAACGCTGATAATCAGATTCGTTATGGTCTCCAAGAATTCAGCGATACCTATGCTGCATTAACTACCGGTACTGGTGACCTCCAAGCTCTTGGTGGTTTCATTGGTTCTTCTGAGACTTGGGTCTCTGATAACGCTCACGCAGCCACTACAGGGGCTATTGATGGTCGTGTAGACAGCAAGATCGACACAGCACTGACAACTGATGTCGTTGCTGGTAACGCAATCACAATTACCGACAACAGCCCCTCTAGCGGTCAAATCACTGTTGCTGTTACTAACGGCGCTATTGAGACCGCAGAGCTGGCTGATGGTGCTGTAACAACTGCAAAAATCTTGGATGCAAACGTTACCACTGCAAAAATTCTTGACAGCAACGTAACGACTGCAAAGCTTAACGATGCAGCTGTAACCACAGCCAAGCTGGCTAACGATTCTGTTACTTCTGCCAAAATTGCAGACGGAACAATTATTGCTGGTGACCTTGCTAATGATGCTGTCACTACTGCCAAGATTCTTGATGCAAACGTAACAACTGCAAAAATTGCAGATCTCAACGTTACGACTGCCAAGATTGCTGATTCTTCAATCACTAGCGCAAAGATTGTTGACGGCACAATTGTTGCTGGAGATCTGGCTTCTGACAGTGTTACTACTGCCAAAATTCTGGACAGCAACGTTACAACTGTCAAAATTGCTGATGCAAATGTCACTACCGCAAAGCTGGCGGATAGCTCTGTAACCAGCGCCAAAATTGCTGATGGGACAATTGTTGCTGGAGATCTGGCTAGTAATTCTGTAACGACTGCAAAAATTGTCGATGCAAATGTTACTACTGACAAACTGGCAGACAGCTCTGTAACTGCTGCAAAGATTGCTGATGGTGTTATTACTAGCGCCAAACTTAGCGCTTCTACTGTTGTTACAGCAGCTGAACAATCTGGTAGCACCCCTGACGACGCCACTTTCTTTACAACCAGCGCTTCTGATAATCGTTACGACGCTCGCTATGTCAACGTAACTGGCGACACAATGAGCGGTGCCCTTGCAATGGGCAACAACAAGATCACTGGTCTTGGTACTCCTACTGCTAGCACTGACGCTTCAACCAAGGGTTATGTAGACGCTACGGTTGCTGCTGGAACCATTGCTGACGCTGATTACGGTGACATCACTGTTAGCGGTACCGGTACTGTTTGGACAATTGATAACGGTGCTGTTACCAGTGCAAAGATTGCTGATGGCACGATCGTCAACGCCGATGTCAACGCTTCCGCCGCAATCGCTGGCACCAAAATCAGCCCCGACTTCGGCAGCCAAACCGTCCAAACCACCGGCGTAATCAGTCACGCACTTGGCACGGCTGGCGCACCCACCGTCACCTTTACCGGAGACACCAACACCGGCATTTACTCACCTGGCGCAGACCAAGTAGCCATCTCGACTAATGGGTCTGGGAGACTGTTTGTTGATGCAAGTGGGAATGTTGGACTCGGTACATCAACACCGGATTCCAACTCAGTCTTGGATGCTCGTGGATTGATTTATGCTGGAAACGGAACAATCATCAATCAGATTGGGTTTTCTGTTGGTAACAGTACAGCAGTTTTAGGTGCACGAAGTAATCACGGAGTTGAACTCCGAACTAATAACACCGAACGCCTCCGCATCACCTCAACCGGCGCTCTGAACTTCGTTGGTGCTGGCACCGCAGGTTCTACTCAAGCCGTCAGCTTCAACGGCAGCGCACCAGTTAATAGCCTTGTTATTGATTCGACAGGGAAAGTAGGTGTTGGAACTAGTTCGCCTGGCACTCAGGTTGTCGTTGAAGGCAATGGCAATACCTACGCAACTATTTCTCTCAACCAAACTGCAACGAACTGGAACTCAAAAATCTTATTTGCAGAAGCTGGCACCGAAAAAGCGTCGATTGATTATAGAAATAGCACTTGGGGAGGTAGTCAATCTAGCAAACTATTTATTACCAATAATAGCAATTCTGTTGTACTCGACTCCTCCGGCAACGTAGGCATAGGGACCAGTGCGCCTGGAGCAAGAATTCATTCCGTTGAAACTTCTGCTGCAGAGGGTTTGCGTGTTGACGGTGCAGCAGGTGGATTTTCTCTCGTTGTCAATGGTGGGACAGGTAGAGAAACAAGAATCAAGCAAGCAAGTATTGGTAATTCGTATGTTGCTAGTACACCGCCTACTGACGGATTGATTGTTCAAGGGTCAGTAGGGATTGGCACTGCTTCGCCTACTTCGCTGGGGACAAACGTAACGACTGTCGAAGTTCAGGGTGCTGCTACTACTAGAAGTGGTGGTATACGCCTCTCTTCAAGCGACAGTTCGCAAAAAGGCGCTTTTTACATTTATGACGGCGCAGCAGTTCTTGGTACTGAAACTTCTCATCCACTTGGTTTTTATGTAGGCAACACCCCACGCGCCACCATCGACACTTCGGGTCGCCTCTTAGTTGGTACGCCTACTGCGCGTAGCAACATTGTTGGTGATACCGCAGCCGTACAAATTGAAGGCACAACCTACGCCACTTCGAGTTTTTCAATTATTAGAAACTCCAATAGTGCCGGAACTATTGCCAGTCTTGTTCTTGGCAAGTCAAGAGGAACGGCAACGGGAGCCAACACGATTGTTCAAAGCGGTGAC